CAGGAAATGGTTTCTGGGAGTGTACCTAACACTCCCACTTTTTAATTATGGCAAATTTAATAACATTAGCACAATATAAAGAATTCGCGGGACTCACCGGGGTTTCCGAAGATGCAAAAATTAATGCTATTATACCAGCTATCAGCCAAACAGTAAAGACATACTGTGGCACAAGTTTTATAGATTATTATTCAAGTGCAAAAACCGAATATTACGATATTAAGGATAAATACACAAATGCAATAATACTCGATGAAAGTCCAGTAGTGAGCGTGACTTCAGTTTCCGAAAGGAAAGGTCAATCAGACTCATATACGACTTTAATAACAGAGAATTCTGACAGTAGTGGTAAGTACGAATACGTAGTCGACGAAGGACTCGATACCATTTTCAGAACAACTGCAACAAGTGATGCACATTTTCCGCAAGGTAGAAAAGCAGTAAAGGTTATTTATACTTCAGGGTATGCGGCAACACCAGAAGATTTAAAATTAGCGTGTTTTGATTTAGTTAAGTACTATTTAAAAGATGAAAGAAAAGCAAACTTAAGTATAGCGGGCGCACAGATACAAAATCCTGTATCTACAAGTTTAAGAGAGAACATAGGGTTTCCAGACCATATTAAACGTATATTGGATTTTTATAAGATACATAAGTAATGAGTAAGTTTAAATTTACTCGACTACCAAGTAGTCCAAGTACTGGAATATCTTATCAATCTTTAGTAAAAAAACAAGCTGAAGATTTAGAGAAAAGTGCTACAAGTTTAGGACAAGAACTAAGGAATGTACAGTTAGGTACTATTACAAATAGTTCAGAGTTTTTTAGAGAATTAAATGACGCAATTACTAGTGCAGGATTATGGGGAGACCCTGAAGTACTACAAGCATGGTCAGCCTTTGGAGGTAAAAAGACCCAACAACAGTTTAGTAGTGCATTAAAACAGTTAGCTGGACATTTAAGGAAAGTAGGACGTAGTTTGCCGACTACTTGGAATGTTGGACATAAGACAATGGAACCTATAAACGTTTCTATTTCTTTAACAATTATGGCTATACAAGATGCTCAAATAGAAGTTGCAGCAAAAGGAGAAGCAAATACAGAGTTTTGGAGAAAAAACGAAGTATTACTAGGTAGACTAAGAAAACTAAGAGCTGTAGGACATGTAATTTCTCAAGCAGAAAAAAAGGATGACCTTGATAACAAAGCTATAACAAAAGCTTTAAAAGCAATGTCAAAGAACAATCATATAGATATTTCTCATTTAAAAGAATTAGATATTAAGATTAATGACGGAACTTTAGCTACTTACACTATGGAAACCAAAGGTTTAAACATAGAAGAAAAAGCACCAAAACAACTTAAGTTGGGAGGGCTGAGAAGAGCTTTAGTAACAGGTAATGTTGAACAAATACTTACTAATGAGCTTACAAAAGCAATAGAAAATGCTGGAGTATTAACTCTAACAGGTTCTAAGAGTATAGAAGACGAACTTGGAAACCAACTAGTTAAAGCAGCGGCAGGCAAGAAAACAAGAAAGTATAAAAAGAAGTCAAAAGGTAAAGTTTCAAAAACGTTTAAGAAACCTGAAACAAAGACTATAACAGAAAAAGCTCGATCAGGAGGAAAAGCAGCAGCAGACACTGCGCAGAAACTTGAAAAAGCAGCAGCATTGTTAGCAACTAAAAGTGTTAATAGTAGCAAAGATTTAAATACTGCAGGAAGTCAAAGAGAACTTAATGCAATAAAGAACAGAATTAATAGACGACTACCTGCAGAGGTTAGAAGGAATATGGGAAGACCTGCATTGATTAATAGAACAGGTCAATTCTCGAATAGTGTAAAATTATTAAATTTAAGCGATACAGGAAAAACACTAACAGGACAATATTCATATACTCTAACAGGAGGAGGTCAAAGCAAGAATAAGACAGGAGTTTATTCAACCTTTGAAAACCCAACAAGGTGGCCGGCAGGGTATAATCCAAAGCCTCTTATAACAAAAAGTATAAGAAAATTAGCAATGGAAATGACCGAAAGAAAATTTACACTTAGGAGAGTATAATGGCATATAGAACACAAAGAAAAAAGATAGCCGAAGCTCTTGTAGGTAAGATAAAAGAAATTGATGGAAATTATCCGTTTAATTCAAATCTCTATCAAAATGCTGACTCACACTTAGTATTTTTAGATGAGATTCAACAATACCCAAAAGTATGTGTTATAGCTGGGGATGAGATACGACAGTATCAGCCTGGAGGATTTAAATGGAGATTTTTAACGATAACAATCAGGGCATATGTAAATGATGCAAATGACCCTCAAGAAATTTTATCATTAGTACTTGAAGACATCGAAAGAGTTGTAGACGATAATGATATACTGGTGTATGATGATACTGTATCACCACACCTATCAACTACATCTGCAAATATTCAATCAATAGGAACAGATGAAGGGGCAATAGCTCCGTTAGGTATAGGTGAAATGGTAATCGAAGTACGATATTAGGAAACAGGTAAAGCAGAAAATTCTCGCTAAACCCTTTCCATTATAAATTATAGGAGATAAGCAAAATGGCTTTAAATCTATCAAGAAATACCCAGGTATTTGTTTCAACAGCTAACGGAGTCCACGCAAGTGGTGGATCTCTTGTAGATGTCGATACATTTGTCGGAGGTACAGGACATGCAGTAGGAGATGTAATTACTTTAGGCAGTAAAGGTGTAAAAGTTATAGTTACAGAAATAACAAGTGGTGGAGTTGTGAGCAAAGTTCAAATTCCAAATAACTTTAGAGGAACAGGATTAGCTGATGATGAATCACTTGAACAGGCAAGTGGCTCAGCATCAACAGGCACTGGAACAGACTTTGATTGTGCAGTAAAAGGAATAACTTCTTTAACCGCAGATGGCTCAAGAGCTGGAACAGGACTTTTTAAAGGAAACGGAGCAACAGCAAATACTTTCAAAATGGGAGTATTAGATGGTTATAGTTTCTCACAGAGTTCAGAATCTACTGACGTAACAATTAATGAAGCGGGTGCAACCCCAAGCAGAGGCTCAAAAAGATTCAATGATTCATTGTCTCCAGCTGAGTGGTCATTCTCAACTTATGTAAGACCTTTCAAACATGGTGCTAATAGTATAAGAACTGAAAATCATATGGATATGTGTGAAAACATTTTATGGGCTGCTATTGCAGGAAAGAATATTACAGGTAGCAGTGCATCGGGAACTTTGGCTCCAGCTGTAACATGTGATGGTGCAGATGCAGATGTATCGTTCGTAAGATCAGACCACCATGAACTGTTGAAATTAAATATTTTCTTTGTATTAGAAAATACTACATATAGACTAAATGACTGTCAAGTTAACCAAGCAGAGATTGATTTTTCAATCGATGGCATAGCTACTATTGCTTGGTCAGGAAATGCAACAACTATTGATCAGGTAACTTCAGCTATTGAAGACCCTTCAAAATCAATTGAAGTAACTAAAGGAGTTAATACTGCAGCTACAAGTGCAACTGTCACAGCAAAAACTTATATCGAAGGTTATAATTTTGTAGATACTACAGCTTCTTCAGATGCTGACTATTTAAGAAATAAACTATCTACTTTAAGTTTAACTCATGCTACAACAGGCTCAGGCTCTGCTGAAGTATTAGACTTATTAGGAGCTGGAACAAAAACTTATGCAATCAATATTACTGGTGGTTCATTAACCATTGCTAATAATATTACTTATGTTACTCCAGAAACTTTAGGGGTTGTTGATACTCCGATAGGTTCTTTCTCAGGAGCAAGACAGGTAAGTGGTTCTTTAACTATGTATTTAGACACTAAGGCTGATGGTTCTAACGAACTATTGTCTGACTTAACAAAAGCTACAGATTTAGTTAATACTTCATTTGTTATGAGCATATATATGGGAGGAGCATCAAGTGCTACACCATTAGTAGAATTTGGTCTACCAAAAGCTCATTTACAAATACCGTCAATTGAAACAGCTGATATTATATCATCTACTGTTGAATTCGCGGCTCAAGGTACTGACTTATCAACAGGTAATGAGTTAACAGTAAAATATAAAGGATTAACTAAACATAGTGATTCTGCATATGCCAATAACTATACTGTATAAACATGGCAACGTACAATCTACTTCGAGAAAGTAGTGTACACATCGTACACAATGGGAGTCGTTATTTAATTAAAACGACTCCTGAAGTGTCGTTCTCACAAACATTCGCGGAAGATGCATACGAAGTAAAGACTTTGCACGATCAAACAAAGATGTTTCAGGGAACAAGTATAACAAAAGCAAATCCCGCAAACTTTAGTTTTGCAGTTCATCTAACTCAAGAGAAAGATGAAACAATTGTAAAAAGTCTTCTGACTGATTATGATACTACTAATGGAGAACAATTATTAAAATCGTTCGACTTATATATCGTAACCAGAGAGAGCACCTTCAAATTAGAAGGATGCGTAATTACTCAAGGAGAGTTTAACTTAGCAAAAGGCTCACCACTTATATTAACGGTAAGTGGAGATGCACAAAAACTAAGTAGAGTGGGAAATGCCAGCTTTTCGCTTCCAGGTTCACTGGTAAGCGCTAGTTCGACAAGAACTCCCACCCTTTCGCTTTTAGATGTAGAAGTAGGTTCAGTAGATGTGCCGAATCTTGTAACTACAACTTTACAAGTGCAAAACAATATAGATTGGACTCCTTATGAGACATTACAAAATAGTTTGTCAGTTACTAATGCAAGTAATGCAATGTACCCGACAACTTATACATTAGGAGATAGAGTAGTAAGTGGAAATATCACACAATATATAACAAGTGATAACTCTGCTACTTTTCAATCGTTTAATACTTCAGAAACAGTAGGAATAAAAACCATAGTAAATGGTTCCACGTTTTTAAATGCAAACTTAGCAGGATGCATGTTTACAAAACGATCTAGTGTTACTGAAATATACACGCAGACTATAGACTTTAGATTAGTTACTAGTCCTGCAAATTTAGGAACCATAATAACATATTAGGAGAAAATAAATGGATTTAAAATCACTACTGGTAGACAGTAAAACTACTTGGGTAGATTTCCCAGGATTAGATGGATTTGAAGTAGAACTTGCAAATTTATCTAGAAAAGAATTGGTAAACTTAAGAAAAAAGTGCACCTCAAACAAGTTCAATAGAAAGACTAGAGCCTTTGAAGAAATACTAGACGACGAAAAGTTTGTAAAAGAGTTTGCAGGCGCAACAGTTAAAAACTGGAAAGGTTTAAAGCTTTCATACTTAGAAGACCTTATATTAGTTGACTTAAAAGGACAAGACTTAAACACAGAAATGGAATATACTTTTGATAATGCTTTAGTGCTTGTAGAAAATTCATCAGAGTTTGATAACTGGCTCAATGAGGTAGTCTTTGACTTAGAGAACTTTCGTAGCAAAGAACCAAGAAAAAATAAAAAAGAAACTGGAGATTTACCTAAGTAATTCAGATATAGGAATGACAAAAGACCAGTATCTCATGATGTGTGAGCAAACTGGGGAAGAAGTAGACTGGGACAAGTGTCCTCCAGATTGGGAGGACTTTCCAAATATTATTTCAGATATATTAAGTATATTTAATAGTATGGGGAGCAGAGTATATCCTGATATAGGGTATATAGGCAAAGATTTTACAAATTTTGATTTTTTATTAAAATATTATCAAATAGAAGATTATCAAATAGAATTCGTATTTAACACAATACTGTGGTTAGACAGTAGAGCT